AAGATCGACTGGCATAGATCCCAGTGAGACTGATAGGAGTAATCTTGGTAATTACCTGAAACAATTTTCATCTAGGAGATCCATGGACATAAGTTTCCTACCCGAACATTTCCGTAAATGGTGCGGACTATAAACACCTAGTTGACATCTTATCGTTTCGTAGTACAATAGTACTATGATTCACGCAATGATAGATCTGGAAACACTCTCCACTAAACCCAACGCCACCATACTCACAATAGGTGGAGTCAAATTTGACGCATACACAAGGGTGGAACCCTCGCAGGGCCTGTACCACAGGATCGATGTGGACTCACAGGTCGCCATGGGCAGAGATGTAATGGAGGAGACTGTTGAATGGTGGGGCCGACAGGCCGAGGACGTCAGGGAAGAAGCACTGGGCGACGAGGACAGGATCGATCTGAAATATTTCATCAAGCAGTTGAACAAATGGTGCGTGGGAGTGGACGTGTTCTGGTGCCAAGGCCCGTTGTTCGATTACGCAATACTACAAAATTTTTACGCACAGATGCAAGTGCCCGTGCCATGGAACTTCTGGCAGATAAGAGATTCGAGAACGCTGGGCAGTCTGGTACCACGTGATCCTAACGAGAAGAGGACCGGGCTACACAACGCACTGGATGACTGCTACTTCCAGGCAAGGAAGGTGCAACAGATATTCCAACAGTTGGACATCAGGAATGATAGATATTAAAACCCTCTACATAAAGATAGCCACACACATCATGCGGTACTTCAGGTTCGATCTACAACTGCATTTCTTCTGGTCCTTGTTCCTAACACTGCTGGCAATATTCTGGCAACCACTGATATACCTGGGACTTGTCGCAACTGTGATAAAAGAAGCCCTGGACCTTTGGACCAAAGGACACTGGAGTTGGGACGACTTCTGGTGTGGATTCGTTGGATGGATCATCGGTGTGTACGTGATAGTGGCAGTCGTATGAAATGGTATTCCATACAAGATCTCTACACCATAGAAAAATACAAAATTAAACACAGTAAAACACCGGCCACGAAATGGATACGTTTACCATGTGTGTACAAGATACGAATAAACTCGAAAGTCGTACACGTGGGCAGGTCAGACACCTGTCGGAAACACGGTGGTGCTGAGAAAGTTCGTAAGGCACTGGTAAATCTTCTAGGACTATGGGAATACAATCCTTCTGTAACAAAAACAAAGATATGGGATCAAATAAGGTTGCAACATAAACCAAATTCTAGTAATATTAAGGTAGGAATACTAGAAACAGATGACATCGGAAAAACCTATCTACAAGAAGCCCTTTGAACCCATAGACAATTACAAAGAATCTACCTGGGTCGGAAACAGCACACCCATATTCGAGAACGACCACACAGCGGTGTTCGAAGATCGATATCCTTGTGTTGACGGACACTTGCTTTTCATAGCAAAAGAAAACACAGCGGAATACATAGGCAAGTCATATAGTCTGGCGTTCCAGTGGGGACAAGACAGAATCAAGGAAGGTAAGATGGATGGGTTCAACGTGGGACAGAACATCGGCAAGTGTGCAGGACAGACCATATTCTGGCCACACATACATTTCATACCTAGGAAAGTTGGAGACAGTGAGAAACCAGGCGGCATAAGGCACGCACACCTGGGAGTGAAACACAAGGAGCATTACTGATGAAAACAAAAAAGAAAAAGAAAATCAAAGCAGAGCCAATATTCGTTTCTCCCGACGGTGGAGAGACTGTGTACCAACAATTACCAGACGGCAACCGTGTCCTGGTGGAACAGTCACAGAAAGCCATGGACGAGGAGCTGGCCTACGAGGAAGCAGAAATGGTGGGAGTGGAGGCCATAGAGCTCAGGAGGAGATACCCCACACTGAAGAAAGCATGGGATCAATACCGGGTCATATGGCGTTTAGTTAATGATAATGACTGATATGTACAACTATTCCAACTTCAATTTTACCAGCAGTGTGTAGGCTTCTGTGTGCGTCTAAAGGGGTGATTAAATAGCATTATGACCAAGTATGTGAGTATAATAGGCAACGGTGAATCCAGGAGAGGTTTTGACATCTCCCCGTTGAAATCGTTCAGCACGGTAATTGGTTGCAACGCAATCTACAGGGATTTCGTCACGGAATACCTGGTGTGTGCAGACAGGCACATGTGTCAGCAGGCCGTCAACGCCGTTGGTAAGGGAACGACGATACTCACCAGACAGGACTGGGCAGGACAATTTGCAAACTGGCCCAACGTGAAAGAATTTCCAAAGTTACCCTACAGCGGAGACAAGAGACAGGACGAACCCTTCCACTGGGGCACAGGACCATACGCAGGAGTGTTGGGACTGACCTTCAAGCCCAAGGCTATATTCATGATAGGGTTTGACCTACACCCGTTGGAGAAGGACAAGATCAACAACATGTACACGGGTTCCGATGGATACAAATACATCAAGAGACCTGTGGATCCTTCGTACTGGATCTATCAGTTCCACAAGTTGATGGGATATTCGGATCCGGACACAAGATGGATCGTGGTAAATCATGATCGTTGGGAGATGCCGGAGGAATGGAAAAAACATGGTAACGTTTTCCAGGAGACCTACGACGGCATGGCCCGGTTCATCAACAAGCAGTTGACAAAAAAGTAATCTCGTATAAAATTGTTGTATGACTAGACCGATGGTGGAACACCTGATGGTGCAACAACAACTGAGAGCACCACACAAAAAGTGGAAACACATGGTGGCCGTCATGTGCCTGAATCTGACCTACAGGAAACACGTAAAGATAATCTTACCAAAGCTGTTCAAGAGATATCCCAATCCCCAATCATACCTGCGTGGCAGATTGAAGACACAGCAGGAGATGTTGAAACCACTTGGCATGTGGGAGGTGCGATCCAAGAGACTACGCAAGATGTCCGAACAGTACCTCACATGGGACAAGCGGGAAGCCAGCGACCTACACGGCATAGGCAAGTATGGATCGGACAGTTACCAGATATTCTTCCACGATCACATACCACCCAACGTCGAGGACAAGGAACTGAAGAAATACATTGACAAACTCCTAGGATAGTTTATAATAGTGATATGTTTGAAAAATACAAAGATGGAGATCTTATCACTCTTAAACTGGCTTCAGGTGAAGAAGTCATTGCAAATTACAAAGGCGGGGCAGACTCTTACATCAGTATAGAGAAAGCACTTGTGCTGATGAACGGTCCACAGGGCCTTGCGTTTGGTACATTTTTCTCCACTGCCAATCAGGTCGAACAGATAGACATATCCAAGACACACGTGATATCCATCGCAATGGTCAACGACAAGATAGAGGGCGAGTACAAGAGGATATTCTCCAAAGTGGTTGTCCCTGACAAACCAAAGATCATCGTATAATGTCACACTTTGGGAAACACAGCAAAAGCATAGAGACACTGATAGACGTCACGGAGGCCATGCTACATGTGATGGAAGACAAAGGCATAGATCCAGAGAAAGTGTCCAAGAGCACCGAGTTTTCTGTGCTGATACATTTTATAAAGAGCATCATCGATGGCGAGTTAAATATCCCAAACGAACTAACAGACACTATCAGGGAGAAATCCGCGGAATTTGGATTTGAACTGGAAGATATAAAAAAGAGGTTAAACTAATGGCATACTATTCGACTAAAACATACGGACACCAGATAGGACTATCTGCTGTGTTCAGACAACCCAATGCAGATCACTCACACTGTTCATTACTACATGGTTACAGTCTGGGTTTCAAATTCACATTTGGTTGTGATGGACTAGACGACAAGAACTGGGCCGTGGACTTTGGCGGACTACGAGAGTTAAAAGGTTGGCTGGAAGATATGTTTGATCACAAACTCGTGCTGGACAAGAATGATCCACACATGGAGACATTCAAGGATCTACAAAAGAAAAAATTGTGTGAGATACGAGTACTAGACGGAGTGGGAGCAGAGAAGTTTGCCTACCATGCCTGGCAAAGAGCAGACAACATGATCCGTGAATTCACCAACAACAGATGCTGGTGTGAGAGTGTGGAATGCATGGAACACGGTGCCAATAGTGCAATCTACCAAAGGTAATAAATTTTTATTTGAATTAGTAAGGGTAGCCCTAGATGACAAGGCCTACTACATACAGACCTACGACACACCGTTGGGCAAGAGGTGGATAGAAGCACTTCGAGACAATCTCGAACAAAAGAGGGTACTAGAGAAGAACTTCTGTTTCCTTGGTTTTGCAAGTTCTAGCAGAGATCTGAACTTCCTGGTCAGGGAGTTGAACAAGTCAGTTATTCAAATAAATTCATTTAACTTTGAACCACCATACGAGAATATACATCCGTTTGTTATGGACGACTTTCAGTATTCTAAAAACTTGCCAGTGGGCAGAGAAAGAGATGGAGACTTTCCTGGACTTAAACTGAAACACGAGGCCTGTAATCTACTGCACAGGCACTTCGAGGAACTTCAAGGCACAGCCTGGAAATTGTCGCCTTTTTACCTGCAGGCAGATGCAGAAACAAAGTATGCCATCAGACAATTGAACAACCTATGCCATGAGATAGAGAGCTGGGTTGACGCTTATCGTAGCAGTGTCGTGGATCCGGACTGGATCAGACCATCACAGATAACAACATTCTTAAACGCACCTAGACACAAACTGCGAGATGACGATTTTGAACTGTTCAAACAGAACAGATACAGAAGAGAGCTCGGCGGAGTCTACCTGCACTGGAGTCAGATAGGGAAAACCTTGTTTGAGGTTTACAGGGACGAACACGCACCCAAGATGACAGATGCACTGTGTTCAGAGATCAATCATCAGAAATTCTATTCAGGAGAGTTTGACATAGAATGGGGGCAGACAATAGACGAGGACACTTTCATTTGGAAGAAGAAAGAGATGGACGGTTTCAGGGAATGGCTGAAGTCGAACGGATACAACTGGGAGGATCCCAAACTGTCACTAGGATACATCAAGATCGGGCAGGTGGACCTGCAGAGGACATTCGGTTCCAGTGCGACCTTCAAGGAAATATACGACACCATGAGCAAGAATTTAAATATAACCAGCATCAAGGCAATGTCAAACAGGACCATCGAGTGTGAGTATCCGTATACACTAGACAGCGATGACTGGAGGCAGATACAAATAGAAGGATTGAAACGAGGATATGAATCACGTAGTATGCGTTAAATGGGGCAACAAGTATCCTTCGCAGTATGCGAATGTACTCAACAGTATGGTCAAGCGACACACCACCGTACCTTTTGAATTCCACTGCCTCACGGATGATCCCACAGGTCTAGATACGAATATTAAAGCAATCAAACTGCCCAACGATCCATGGATAAAGTCATGGTGGAGCAAGTTGTGGATGTTCGCACCTGAGATGCCATTGAGGGGCAACATACTTTTCTTTGACTTGGACGTTGTCATCTTTGACAACATAGATTCGTTGTTCTCACAAAATCCAGGCAAGTTCATGATAATCAGAGACTTTAATAGGTGCAGGGTCAAGGACTGGAAACTGTCTAACAGTAGTTGTATGCGTTGGGAGGCCGGCACAATGGACTACCTATGGAACGAGTTCAAGGACAGGTCAACACAGGTAATGCAACAGAATCACGGAGACCAGGACTGGATAACCAAGAGGGCCAAGGACGACATCACCTGGTGGCCGGAACAATGGATCAGGAGTTACAAGTGGGAGATGATCGGGTTGGAGAACCCCAAACTGCTTTCCAGGGACGGCAAATGGTTCTATAACAGGCCAACGAAGGTAGAACCAGGCAACAACGTGGCAGTGTTCCATGGTAAACCTAATCCGGAGAATTCAGCTGATCCGTTTGTGAAGGAGAACTGGAAATGATGAAAAAAGAATACGGTAGCGTGGCGATCAAAAAAATAAGTCCGGCCTTGGCTGAAATACCCGAGGACTGTGGTTACGAAAAAAAATTTAAATTCAACATAGACATGAACAGCAACGGCATCATGGCCGATTGCATAGAATGGTGTCAGCTCAACTGCGAGGGAAGATGGGGCTGGTGGTTTGAACAGGACGAACTTTATGATCCTGCAAGTCACAACTGGGAGGATCAGAGTGCCCACATGAGTTTCGAGAAGAAGAAGGATGCCACCCGGTTCTGGTTATCTGTGGGGGTAGAGAACATGGGCAATAATATTGGAGCCCACGTTAGATGAATCACGATAGTTTAATTTCTGTTGGATGTAGTTTGATGCATGGCAGTGACCATGACAGCACCGACGGAAACAGAAAACCCAGCGAACAGGCATACACAAACATACTGGCAAAACACCATGGGCTAAAACACTATAACTTCTCTTTTCCGGGCTCTAGCAATCAAAACATATCGAGGCAGGCATTCATAGCTACAAAATTCGCAAAAGAAAATAATCTCAAACCTGTCTTCTGGTTGGCATGGACGAAGTACACACACCTCGGTCTGACACATTTGATTTCTCGTAATATCGCACATGGATGGCCCTACATCGAAGTACACAACGAACTGATAGGACACAGCCAAAACGAAGACATACAAAAATGGTCAAAAGAGATTTATAAATCGTTAGATAAATTTTCTAGATTCACCTTATCCGTTAACACAATCATACAGACAAACCTGATGTTGGAGAAGGAGGGTATAACAGCCATAAACACATTCAATTGCGAAACTTGGAAAACAGCCTGCAAAAAAGGAACCTACTACATAAAAGATATACATGATAACAAAGAATCATTAATTGGAGATTGGTTAGAGAAAAAGAAAGAATCAATCAGTGCCGAAAATCTAGGTCATGGTGTGATGGCCGGAATCTCCGGGAAACGATTCGAAGATCATGATCCTTATATGAGTGAACTATGGGCGTACATGAAGTCATTCAAATGGTACGAATGGGGTGAGGACAATTTGGGTTTCCAATTATGGGTCAGGAACAATAAATTTCCATTGTACAAGGATATAAGTCAGTACAACATAGATAACCCATCCTTCTGGCATCCAGGCGAAGAAGCTCACCAAGAAGCTTCAAAACGAATAATTAATAGTAAAATCATGGAGACATTATAAATGGCCTTGTTCGAAATAACAGAAGAAGCGAAGCACCAGATAGAAAAATTGCTTGGAAAGAATCCAGGCAAGTACGCAGTGAGCCTGGCAGTGCTGGGTGGTGGTTGTGCGGGATTTAAGTACGACTGGGGTTTTGCAGACACGAAAGAAGCTGTGGGCGGCGGCGATCACGTAGAAGACTGGCACACGGGTAGATTCGTCGTGGATGAGACTTCAATGATGTATGTGGCAGGCACAAAGATCGACTTCGTTGAAGAAACGTTCGGTTCACAGTTTGAAATATCCAATCCCAACTCAACGGCGTCCTGTGGATGTGGTGAGAGCTTTGGTGTCTAATGGACACAGCATTCGTTATAGGTAACGGAGAGTCAAGAAATATTTTCCCAATAGACAATCTAAAAGGTCAAGGTGTGATATATGGTTGCAATGCCATCTATCGAGACCATCCTACACTGTGTGAACACATAGTGGCGGTGAACCCTCCCATGTATGAGGAACTGAAACAGTGGCATGACCAAACACATCCAAACTCTTTACTGAGACGCGGCAAGACTTCCTGGGCAATGGATGTCAACTTCCGATTCCCCCGGGGAGATCGTGAGGAAGGGAAAGTACAGATACATGGACCCAACAACATCAGTTCGTGGAACTACATCTGCGATGGTGATGATGAGATGGACGTGCCCGAGGGCTTGAAGATATACAGGACATGGAGGGGTGGCGACATCAAGAAGGGTGGCAAGATAAAGACCAATGACTTCTCCCGGGCGAGAGGATCTGGTTGCGGTGCCGTGTTGATGGCCGCCGAGTCAGGAATTAAAAATGTTGTGATAATGGCGTTCGACATCCTGGGTGCCCAACAATGGGAAATGGAAACACCCAGCAGGATACAGAACAACATCTACAAGAATTCAATCAACTATCCAGACAGAGACAGCATGAAGGCGTACCTCAAGTACGAATGGATGTACCAACTGAGGCAGACATTCAGGAGATTCCCCAACACCAACTTCCATTTCATCAATCGCAAGGAATACATAGAGGGCAATCCTTTCCTGCGTTGGTACTTCGACCAACCCAACATAAAGTGTGGCATCTACGCTGACCTGCAGAGATGGATCACGGGATCTCGTGACGACATCCGGTGGAGAAAACTATAAGGTCTTGGTACTGCTGGCGTCCAGCTGATACACCCGACGCATCTTGACACCTACTCGTTGTGCGAACTTCTTGGAATCACAAACACTGCACACATGCTTGTAATCATTGGAGGCACGTTCCGGATCAACTTTGCTCTTTGGCCTCATGAATGTCTCAGAACAGGCATCGCATTTGAACACGTAGACAAGGTTCTTCCTGTGGAAATTGTGCATCGTACCCAGTTTGCTCTCCCTCTTGTACAATCTCATTGTTTTTAGGGTTTCTATGAACATATTATTATTTAATAAATACGAATAACATATTATGGCAAGATTAACGATAGACACAGGAACAGCAGGAAATCCGGCGACAGGCGATACCCTACGTACCGCTATGACCAAGGTCAACACGAACTTCGCAGAGTTGGCCGGTGATCTACAGATGTCAGGTAACACTCTTTTGAGTGCTGACACGAACGGTAACATCACGCTGGATCCAAACGGTACAGGACAGGTGCAGGTGAATGCAGACAGACTAGTGATCACAACAACGAAGACTGCGACAGCCGTTGGAAACACAGGCGACGTGGCAGGATCCATATCCTGGGACGCGACGAACTTGTATGTTTGCACAGCCGACTACGATGGTTCAACTGTTATCTGGAAAAAGATCACACTAGCGAGCATCTAACATGGCCCAGGAAACAATCAACCTCGGAGCACTGGCCGATGATGGCACGGGTGACACTATCAGGCTCGCGGGCATCAGGATCAACAACAACTTCACTGAACTCTTTGCCACCAGCTCGGCGGAATCACAGATACACTTCATAGGTAACAACATCAGTTCAACATTGTCCAACTCGGACATAGTGCTGAGCGGCAATGGCACAGGCATAGTGAAATTTTCAGACCTTACCATAGACCACACCATCAGGATGTCAGACAACGAGATACGTGTGAACACTTCCAACGCTGACCTTGTGCTTTCCGGATCAGGTACGGGTATTGTTGTGATAGGCAAAACGGACATAGATGGAGGTGCCATAGACGGGACAGTGATCGGTGCGACCACACCAGCCGCGGCCACCTTCTCAACACTGAGTTACAACAACGGACCTTTGGTCATGGACGGGGTCACGATCACGGACAACACCATCAGCACAAATGCTTCAGACAGCAATCTCGAGTTGAGTGCCAATGGTTCCGGCTATGTGCGTATTAACAACATAAATTTCACAAACTCCGGGGGACTAGCAGGACAGGTGCTGAAGACGGACGGCAGTGGCCAGCTCTCATGGTTCACTTCATCCATACTGTTTGATTCAACACTGATAGATGATGGAACAGCCACACTTTCAGGCAACTCCGCAACACAGACCATAGACTCTTTCAGTGCCTCGACGTATCGTAGTGCCAAATACCATGTACAGATATCCGACTCCACTGCGGACAGGTACACTTTAATGGAGGCGAACGTGTCACATGACGGCACGAATGCTTACATAAGAACATTTGGGGCGGCGGCCAACGGCGATGGCGATGGATCCACCATATATGACTCGCTAGACCTATCAGCGGACATCAGCGGAGGCAACGTTAGGCTACGAGGAACAGTAAATAACACTAACAACCAGGTTATAAAATTCGTGAGGAGACCTATCAAGGTATAAAGATGGCAAGGATAACATTAAACGTAGGATCAAACGCTAACGACGGCACAGGTGACACTTTACGTAGCGCCATGCAGAACGTGAACACCATGTTCACAGAACTGTATGAGTCCCCGTTGTTCTCTGGCAGTATTACAGTCAGTGGCAACAACATATCAGCCAATAGAAGCAATGACGATTTGGTACTAGCACCCAGCGGCACAGGATCAGTGACTGCACCTAAGATAATCATAGATGAAAATATTTCAATTGAAGACAACGAGATAACAACCACGCAGTCCAACTCGGACCTAGTGCTTTCCGCATCAGGCACGGGCAGTGTGGTAATAGCCAACGCAGACATCAACGGTGGCAACATAGACGGAACTGTGATAGGGGCCAACTCGGCCGTGGCGGGAACGTTCACAACAGTCACAGTTAACAATTCAATGGCCATAGATGGTGTGACCATCGCGGACAACACCATCAGCACAAATGCTTCAGATGCCAATCTAGAATTGTCAGGCAACGGCACAGGAACAGTTTCCTTGAGTGGATTCCTATTCCCAACATCAGATGGATCCGCCAACCAATTGTTGAAAACAGACGGTAGTGGCAATCTAGGATTTGCAACAGCGGAGACATCACTGGATCACTCGGACATCAATGACAACTCTGTATCTATTTCATCATTGGCGGCAGATACAATTGACACATTTAGTTCTGCCACTTACAGGAGTGCCAAATACTTCATATCGATATCAGATGCCACCAACGGCAGGTTCGAGATAGTGGAGGCCAACGTGATACACGGACCAAGTGCGGACAGCACTATTGAAGCATACCTGACCGTGTTCGGTAACACCGGTTCTTACACAGATCCGTTATGCACA